TGGTCGAGGTGACAGGACTTGAACCTGCGGCATCTTGGTCCCAAACCAAGCACTCTACCAAACTGAGCTACACCTCGAAATGTTGCTTAATAACAACAGCTTGATTATTATATACCATATTTTCGGATTTGTCAACATAATTTTCGTTTTTTATTCAAAATTAATTCAAATATTTTGAAAGTCACCATAAAACAGACCGAAAATGTGGTACAAAACAGCCGTCCCTGCATAAGAAACGGCTGTTGGTGCAGGTAACTTGCAAGGGGGATAGGAATGGGGAAAATGGGGGATTTTGTTAGCTATATGTAAGCTACGGAGCATAATTATGAACAATTCAAGATAATATAAGACTATATTTTGTTGATTGCATTCACCAATTCTTTGGGGTTAATGTGGGTGTAAACCTTTTCGGTCAAGTCCATTTTCGACTTGTGACCGACTATTTTTTTGATGATTGTGTGGTTCACATTTGCCGATACAAGCATTGAAATGCAGGTATGTCTTGTTTCGTGTATGGTGTGGTCTAAACCTAAATCGTTTTGCAGAGGTGTCCAGTAGTTGCGTTTAAAGTTATCGTATTTCAGCGGCTTGCCATTGGTGTTATTCAGAACATATCCACATTGAGAATCGCAGATGAATTTCTGCCAAAACGGCAGTACTTTATCTGCTATAGGCACGGTTCGTACACCTGAATCGGTCTTTGAACTTTCAACAAAGAAAGTCTGTTCGTCAAGGTTTACATTTGAAATTTTCAGATTGAGAAGTTCAGATACACGCACTCCCGAATAAATCAGCATAAGCACTATTTTTACCGAATCAAGATTTGAATATTCCCACAAAAGATTTATTTCGCTTTCCGAAAACTCCCTGCGTGCTCGTTTTGTTTCATCTGACTTGGCATTGATTTTCAATTTTTCTGCAAGATTGTTATGGAGCATATCGTGAAATATGCAGTATTCGTAGATTTTGTTCAACAGAATTTTAATTCGCCTAACCGATTGATAACCGTTGTGGCAGTTATCGAGAACTCGTTGCATATCAATGATTTTTATATCGGACATCTTGCGATTGTATAACATTGAGCATTGTTTGTATGCCGCATTATACTGTCTTTTGGTGTTCGGATTTGTGTTTTCAGTGATGAACTCCTTGTACCAAAGTTCATAAATTTCTGAAAAAGTGCGTCTTGCCGAATCAACATCAAACGGGTTTTGATTGTAATCAGCAAGAGCGTTCAGAGCTTTCGGCTTGTTGGGAAAGTAGCCTATAACTCTGCGTTCCTGATTGCGTGTTTCTTTGTTGTAGCCTATTGCCACGCAGGCAACCCACGGATTGCGCCTGTTTCCGCTCAGCTTATAAACAGAGCCGTAGCCGTTAGGCAGTTTCATTTTATACACTCCTTTTGCTTAAAAAAGGGTGCAAAAATCCCTTGTGCTTAAAATTACTTGAAAAACACAAGGGATTGTGATACAATTATTTTGCGTTTTAATCGTATCATCTGCACCCTGTGTAGGTGATTCCGCTCTGTTCGAGTACCAGTCGAGCAGGGCGGATTTTTTTATTGCTTTATCAACTCATCAACTGTGACATTGAATATTTCTGATAATTTAATCAAAGTTTCAATTGACGGTTGCATTTTACCTTTTTCATAATTAGAAATCGTTGTGCGGCTAAGGCATAATACCTTGCCCAAATATTCTTGAGTGAATTTTTTATTGGTTCTGAGCCTTTTTAAATTATCACCAAAAGCCATTGTTTACACTCCTTTTTCGTGCTTTTTGTTTGAATTGTATATACAAACTGCTGAAAATCATTATAATAAGAATAGGGGGTGAGTTTTATGAAAAAACTAACAAGAAAAATTTATGGTATGCTTTCTTATGTTTTCTTTGTTTTAGCTGTTTTTTCTCTGTTTCTCAATGCTGTATCCCTTGTGGCGAACTTCTTTATTAAAGACTTTACAGTTGCTTTGTGGGAAGTTGCTTTTCTCCCAGTCATTATAATTTTTGCAATCAGGCATTATCGTCCAATATATCCTGATTGTCTTGTATAAGATTGTTTAAGTCTACTATATTATTATTAGAACGAGCACCAAGTTCATGGATAGCTTCCAGGATTTTTTGCTCGTTTTCTTCTGCCATTTCTAGCTTGCGTAAATCAGCATTTAATTTCTTGTTTTTAATTTTTTCTTCAATTGTCTGGTTTTTTATCTGTATCCCTTTGAGTTTCTCTTTTTTCTTTTCGTTTTTGCGTTTCAATTTATATGTTTTGCGATTTTGTGTTCTGTCCACTACTTTTTTGATAAAATTTATTACTCCAATTGTTTTTATCTCACAGTTTTTGATTTTTAAGGAACCACCAAATAAAATTACATAAGTAGTAACAATTGGAATAACATAATCTTTAAGTGTATTTAGTCCATCTAAAATTATCTGAAAAGAAATATCACCCGGTGAATTAAGAGCAGTTCGGACATTCATTTGAGCCGTTTCGTTATACAACATTTCAGTCACAAAGGTTGAGAATCGATTGAAACTTACTGCGTCAATGCCTTCCTTGTTTTCAATTTTGAATGTTAAAGACAATGTATTCTTAAATATGTAACCCCCATAACAAGCATTTAAAATGAGTTCTGCATATTCGTTTAAAGAGCTAAGACTGTGGTGATTTCCGAAAATAGCTTTTGCGAGGTATGGATTGATACTGTGCAAATCAACTACATCAATTATTTCTATTTTTCTTCTTTTTATGTAAGGGCATAAAACCAGTGATGTTTTGTGAAAATTTTCTTCAATTTGCGTATGGACTTCAAGTTCTTTAGTTGATGTGAATTCCTCGTTTTTATTTTCGTAATATTCACCTATCTTAGCAAAAGCCACGGAGTAATTACCTACTATTACAATAATATCATCGTTCTTTAATTCGCAGACAAACCTGCGGCATTTATTCAGAGATGTAGTGGGGTTCTTTTCGGGATATTTGGATTTTAATTCTTCTTTTAAATCGGGAAATTTAGAATTGTCTTTTAAATGTTCTTGCAAGACTATATTCCAGCCTATGGCTATGTAACTGTCTTTTACAAATTCATCGAAAAATGCACCTTTTTTAGTTCTTAGCATCCAGTAATTTGTATCAGCCTTAATTTCGGGAATGTTTATATATTTTTCTAATTTGTTCATATCAAAACCTCTTAAAATTATATATTTATATTGACAAGAAATGTCATAAAATGTAGAATAATTAAGAGGAGTGCAGACTTCTCGCATACCTTTTTGTGACCGCTCATAGTGCCAGCTGTGAGCGGTCTTTTTTTATTTTATAGTTTATTCAGAAACCTTTGCCTCACCTTGTTTGAGCTGTTCAGCTATTTTTACAAAATTAAGCATAGGTAATATAATCTGACCTGACGCAAAAGATAAAGATGTCATATTTATTATATGGGAACGAGCTATTGAATACAGAGATGAATTACCGTTAAGAAACAACATCTGTTCAAACATTTCTTTGTTGTCACCGTCGAATTTGAAGATACCTTCGACAACAATTGAAAATTCTATCTTCTTATTTGATTTTTTGCTTTTTGTTATTGAATGGATCCTAAGTTGTAAAACACCGACATAGGCGTCGTCACGCTTTTCAATAGCGTGTCCGACATCTCCTAATTCCAAGGATGTTTCTGTTTCTTCTTTTGACGGAAGAGTTACAAAGTCATTTTCTATGGTTAATTCAGGCACCCTTGTATTTAATAATTGTAATGTAGCTAATGAATCTCTTATATCCATAATTATTAACCTGCCATTTCTAAAAGAAATAAATTTTGAGGATTTTTTAAGTCAATTTTTGATAACTTTGAATCATCTGACTTATCTAATTCAAAACTAATATCTTGAATATTGTCCATTATATTGTCTTTAAAAATTTCAAAATTACAGTCCAAATCCAGCTTTTCTAATATGTTGCAAATGCTTTCAACGGTAAAATTATATTCACCGCTTTCCCATTTTGAAACCATTCCTTGTGTAACGCCCATAAACTTAGCAAATTCTTTCTGTGTCATATCTCTGTTACATCTTTCAATTGTAATTTTTGATGATATGTCAGAAATAATGTAAGAAGCCTTAATCTGAGCTTTAGATAAACTGCCGGCAAAAGTTTGAATAAAATCAGTCATAGTTTTTGTGTTTTTCATTTTTTACTCTCCTTATATCGTTCCAATGCTATTGGTATTGCGTTGTTGTAATCCGTTATTCGTTTTCCTCCTTTTTCATAAAAGCCATACAACAGTATTGTTCCGTTTTTGTCTATTGAATATAATATTCTTATATTCAATTTTAATTTTATTTTCATGGAGTATAAGTTGCTGTGTCCTTTCAGACTTTCAAAAAGTTTTGACATCTTTATTGGTGCCATATCCTTGTATTCATCTAATATGTTAAGAGTACGCCAAAATTTCTTTAAAAAGGATAACTCATTTCCTGATTCGTTAATTATTTCAGTAATATCAGAAATGCAATCATCAGAAAATCTGATGTTGCTGTATCTGTCATTCACTTGTTTTTTTAAATACACCTCATCCATAGTTATGCCCCTTATGAGTATAATATTACTTATAAGTAATAATTTCAAGATTTTTAAGATATTTTTTTTGAAAAAATTGATAAATCAAGCAAATTTTTTCATTATCTTCTAATAAATTGCTTGATTAAAGTATTGTTTTGCGTTGAGATTTTTGCTTATCTAAATTGCATTAGCCTCAAGTTCGTTATAAACAACAGGCTCATAATCATAAAAATGTTCTGATTTAATATGTTTCAATTCGTGTTTTGTTGCTTTTTGCTGAACAGCATGGCTTAATAAAATATTTATGTAAACATTGAAATTACCGTCTGAATCCACAACAGTAACACCTTTTACAGTCAGCGGCAGTTCGATTCCTCTAATATAAATATCGCCCAATAATCATTCATCCTTTTGCAATGCCTCAATGATACGAACAGCTTTTTCAACATCTTCTTTTGTAGCACCTTTTGCAAGGCTGAACAGCATACGCATTTCACTTCTGTTTTTGAGTTCTTCAAGGTATTCCTGAAGTTCTGAATTAAGTTCAGCAGAAGTTTTTGAATCAGTAAGTGTGTTCATATCAACATTAAAATAGTCGGCAATAGCCTCTAATGTTTCGAGGTTAGGTTCCCTTGTGCCATTTTCATACATACTGATAGCACTTTTAGAACAACCTAATTTCTTAGCGAGTTCTTCTTGATTTAGGCTTGCATTTAACCTTAATTGTCTGAGTACATCGGAGAACATAAAATCACTCCTTGTGAAATTTTCTTTACTACATAATAACACGAACTGTGAAATAAATCAAGAAAAATTTTTCACAAAATGTGTTGACAAACATAAATTCTTGTGATAACATAATGGTACACGATATGTGAACTTAACAAGGAGGTGATTAAAAATGAACGCTTCTGTAATAGGCAAGAAAATCAAGACCTTGAGAGAAAGCAAGAATATCTCAAGAGAAGATTTTGCAAATGCAGTAAAAATCAGCTTATCCGCATTATCAATGTATGAAACAGGTCAGAGAATTCCTCGTGATGAGGTTAAGTTGAGAATAGCGAGATTTCTCAATACTACAATTGAGGAACTTTTTTTTACAAATTAAGTACACGGTTCGTGAACTTAATAAAAATCTTGCAACCCAACCAAAACTAAGGGGGTGAGAAAATGGGATTTTTTAATAATTTATTCAACATAGAAAAAGCACCAACAGTCAACAAGACTGTCAGTGCACCTTATGTTCCGCCTTATCCTTTAGAAAAAGATTTTTATACTTTTGATAAGGTAGAGTGGAGCGGAGCGTTACCACCTCATTCAATGACACTTTCTTTTGTACTTCCTTATTCCGATTGGTGCGAATTTGAAAAGTCAGACCTTTATCGAGATTTGGAGAATTATCTTCAGGAATTACAAAAACGAGGTAACCCGAATGAGAATGTAGGCACTCAAGATTGATAGGCAGATGTTCATTGTATGTCGGAACATACTCATCAACACCTTTTGCCTTGTGATGATAAGAATTAACTTCGTGGGTGTTGTAATCTTCGGTGTACTCTATGCCGTTCAGAACTAATTGAATGTCGGTAACAGAAATAGGCAGTTGCGATTTATTGTTAAGTTTATAATGAATGAAAAGTCTTTTCTTTCCCTGCACGCCTAATTTGTATGCGTATTCAAGCATTGTGATTTCCAAATTCACTTTGTGCGAAACAAAATAGTTAATCAGGTTTATTAAAGATATTAAAAAGCCTGCAATGCCTAAAATACCACTAATTATTACCCACATATAATCAGCTCCTTTGCTCGATTATAACATTTGCAAAAGATATTTGCAACACAATCAATAATACCACAATCGCAGTCCCATTAAACGGACTTAGCTGAAAAGAGGTGAAGAAAGACGGAAGTAATAATAATTTTAGGACTGCTAATGCTTTGCACAGCTTTTGCTTCAGCAGTATTAGCAATAAAAATAGTAGCCGCCCATTTGTATAAAACAATAGACAGCTACCTTGATAAGCACGACGCTCAAATTATGGATCTGATTAAGTGGGCAAAGGAGAATGAAAATTGAACAAGTTTTTAATGTTTGTAGTGTTTATTCTCAACGCAATTAGCTTACTTCTGCTGATTATAGCAATGCTTATCAAAGCAGGAGTTATCCTTTAAGAAAGAAGTATTCAAATAATGCAATCAAAATTGCTGATAATAGTGAAATTGCAATAAATGGCATTGAATATTTAGTAATTCCTAATATCAAAACTTTTATGTTTCGTGTTTTGTATGTATACATCTTTTTATCTAACGGTCTTAAAGGAATTCCTAAAGCAGAACAACAATCGTCATATTCTTTGTCGACTAATTTTGAAATGCTTTGAAAGTTAATTTTATCTAATGGAAGAGAAAATACATAGCTGAGTTTTCCACCTGCGATAAGTTTATTATCGGCAATAATATCTTCGCATTTTTCAACGGCTTGTTTAATTTCAGAAGTAATTTCCTTTTTGTACAAATGTTCTTCAAGCAGGTTGAATATGGGGAAAATCACTAATTCATATCGTTCTTTCAGATAGGTTTTGTTCTGTTCCTTTTTAAATAATATCCAAGACAGAACCAAAGTGCATAAGGTTGAAACTGCGGATATTATTAAAGTCAACCACGATAAAATATCATTCATATTTATGCCTCCTTTCATAGTTAATCATAACATTTAAGGTCGTGTAAAGCAATAAAATATCGAAAAGCAGGTGAGAAAATGGCAAAACTTAAACTTATTGACACAAAGGACAAGTTCCTTCTTGAAATTGACGGAACAGAAATTCCGTATGTTACAAGCTATCAGATAACACGAACGGTCAGCGATGTTGTACTGCTCAAGCTGGCTCTCAGCGTTGCTGATGTTGAATCAGTCGAAATCGTTTCAGACAAAATTACCAACGAAAATTAAGGAGGTGTACATATGGACACAGTTCAGATGAACAAAAAAATCAAAGAAATTATGGATAGCAGTGATGTCTATCTGCTCTCGGAAGATGCCGCAAAGGCTATTGGAGTTGCTCCGCAAAACTTACGTGAACAGGCAAAGGACGAACCCGAAAAATTGGGATTCAATGTAATTGTAGTCGGCACATCTATCCGTATTCCGAGAATACCGTTTCTCAATTATATTCTCGGTTCAAACCCGTTGAAAGGAGTGTAACAAATGTGGCATTTAAGAAACTATCCGACACGCAGAAAACTGCTCAAAGATGTGGAAAACCTCAGAGCAGAGAACAGACATCTCAGCATTGAACTGAGAAACGCAAGAACAGACCTTGCACTTGAAAAAACAGCGTCAAGCGGTTATCGTCACGAGAACAGAGAGCTAAAACGCAAACTCAAAGCCCTTGAAACGCCTGAATCCGAAGCATTCAATTTTGAATGTGTGGGGGTTGAAAATGCCAACGACTACAAGGTTGTTTGATGAAAAGAACATTTTGCGGACCTTAGCAAAATGTTTATCAAATATAAAGGTGGGAAAATATTTTGAATTACACTGATTTTATATCCTCAAACGGATACATATGCACTGAATCTGAGTTTGAAATTGCTAAGGCACACGCTAAGAACAAGTTGGCGGTTATTATCAGCCGATTTGGTGATGCAAACGGTGAACGCCTTGAGGATTATTACCTTGAACAGCTTATCAGGGAAGAACTCAGAGCTGAAAGAGTATCAAAGGCGTTGTTTGAAATGCAACTTGCAGGCAAAGAGAAATCCCGCATTGCTTAGGAACAGCAACACGGGATTAAACAAAAAGAAATTTAAACAAGCTCATTATATCATATTGAATCGAAAAATCAATAGTTAGGAGATATTAAAATGTGCGAAGTATGCAGAAGCACTCCGTGTAATCCGATGTGCCCAAACGCACCGCAAGTACTGGTAATGGGGCATTGCAGAGCGTGCAACGCAGAACTCAGATATGATTATACATATTTCAGAGATACAAATGATGATATTTTCTGTTCTCGTGAATGTGCCGAACTTTTTCACGGCATTACCGAGGAAGAATGGTCAATAGATTAAGGAGGTAACATAAAATGACCAAAATTACAGAACCCGTTAATTTGCTTGAAACTGCTGATATGGAAGAAGTAAAAAATCTGTCAACAGTTAATGATGCAGAACCTGATTCAACCGATTTAATTCAGGTAGCTCAGATTCCTGTCATCATCGAGAATCTCAAGCTGGTTAAATCTGAAATTGAGAAAAAGGTAAACACTGCCTGCGAAATGATATGTACAGACGAAAACTACAAGGAAATCAAGAAGTTGCGTTCATCGCTCAATAAGGAATTTGCGGAATTTGAAACTCGCCGAAAAGCGGTTAAATCGGAAATAATAACACCTTATGAGGCTTTTGAAACAGTTTATAAGGATTGTGTAACAAATCCGTACAAAAAGGCAGATTCGGCGCTCAAGGGCAAAATTAACGCTACCGAGCAGGAATTAAAAAGGATTAAATACGAAAAGTCTATGAGTTATTTTGAAGAATATAAGAAATCACTCGGTATTGACTTCGTAACATATGAGCAGGTTAATCTGAATATAACCATGAGCGTATCTCTCAAAAAGCTAAAAGAAACCATTAAGACCTTTTTGGACAAGGTTATGGATGACTTAAAGCTTATCGCAACGCAGGAGCACAAGGACGAAATCCTGTACGAGTATAAGCGGTCTTTGAATGTATCGGTTGCAATAACTTCCGTAACAGAGAGGTACAAGGCTATTGAAGAAGAAAAAGCAAGGGCAGAAGCCGAAAGAGCAGAGCGTGAAAAAGCCGAGCAGGCTGTGAGCAACACTCTTCACGAATATGAACCGTTTGTTGCAAATGTGCCTGAAGAAGTTGCTCCTCCGGTTGAAGAAATATCAGAACAGCCACAGCAAGATGAAAAAGTTCTGTCATTGTCATTCAAGGTTTACGGTACAAAATCACAGCTTAAAGATTTTGCACTCACTGTTAAGCAGTTAATCAACGAAAGGGGATTGCGCTATGAGTAATTATAATAATCAAAACAATCAGATTCAGCAGAGAAAGCCGAAGTTTTCGTCAATGCTCCAGACACAGGCTTTTCAGAAAAGTCTTTCAAACTCAATGAAAGACCCGAAGGAAATTCAGAAATTTACGGCGGCTATCACATCTGTGGTGAGTACAAATCCTGCACTCGAAGAATGCGATGCAGCTACAATTCTTTCGGCGGCTCTTTGCGGTCACTCTCTCGGACTTCCTCCGTCACCACAGCTCGGACAGTATTATATGGTCCCGTTTAAGGACAGAAAGAATAAGCGTACAACAGCTACATTTGTTCTTGGCTATCGTGGCTATATTCAGCTTGCTATCCGTTCAGGACAGTATAAAAGACTTAATGTGGTGGAAATCAAAGAGAGAGAACTTCTTAATTGGGATCCGCTCACAGAAGAAATTACAATCAAAATGATTGAAGATGAAACAGAGCGTGAAACAGCTGAAACAATCGGATATTATGCTTATTTTCGCTATGTAAACGGCTTTGAGAAAGCTCTTTACTGGAGTAAGGATAAGATGAAACAGCACGCTATGAAGTATTCAGCCGGATATGCAAGCGATGTCAATAAGGGTACAAGTTACACTTTTTGGGCAAAGGATTTTGATGCTATGGCAAAAAAGACAATGCTCAGACAGCTTATAAGCAAATGGGGTATTATGAGTGTTGAAATGCAGACAGCATATGAAGCTGATAATCATATTATCAATGCTGACGGAACTCCCGATTATGACACCGATACCATGATTGATGCAGAAGTTCCTGCTGAAACACCTGAAATTTACAATTCATCTTCATCTGAACCGGATGAAGAACAGTTCTCTATTGATGATCTTGCAGAATGAAATGATTGATTTAGAGATAATAAGCACAGGCTCTAATGGCAACGCAGTCTTTCTTGACGGTCAGGTCTTGATTGACTGCGGAGTGCCGTTCAACAAACTTGTTGAGTGTGAAGTGGTTGACCGAGTTAAATATGTTTTTTTAACTCATCAACACGGAGACCATTGTAATGTTGCTACTCTAAAGCGACTGCTGTCCGAACACCCTTGTATTCGGATAATTTACCCCAATTATCTTTGCAAAAAGCTTTTTTTATTAGGTGATACCTCCTTTCAATACAATTCTTTCATAGTCGCTCAGGATAAATGGTACTCAATCAGCAATATTACTTTTTCAGCAGTACCACTTCGGCATGATGTTCCTAATATCGGCTGGAAGTTACACTTCAACACTCAACAGGGGATATATAAAGTTATATACGCAACTGATACATCGGAAATCGCTCATATAACAGCTAAGAACTACGATTTGTATCTTGTAGAAGCTAACTACTCAAAAACAGAATTACTTAATCGAATAAAAGATAAACGATTGAAAGGTCAATATGTGTACGAAGATAGAGTTCTTCGTACACATTTGAGCAAAGAAAAGTGCGATGAATGGTTGTATCAAAATATGGGTAATAACAGTTTCTTCGTTTATATGCACCAACATGAGGACTTAGTATGATTACATCAGCGAACATAGTATCTTATGACGGATATAACTTAATAGTAAGACCGCATGAGCGTATCGGCAGAGAACTTGCACAGAAACAAGTACATGAAATTGAACTCAGAATTGTTGACGGACGCACGATTTCTGCCGAACAGCGAAGAAAAATATACGCAATCATCAGAGATATAGTATTTTGGTGCGGAGATAATCCCGAATGGATTAAAGAATATTTCAAGTTTAATTTTTGCGGTGAATTTGGCATTGAATACTTTTCGCTGTCTGATTGCGAAAAAAGCGTAGCAAGAGATTTCATAAGCTATCTGATAGATTTTTGTTTCTACCAAAATATCGGAACAAGAGATACTCTGCTTAATGTTACAGATGATATAGGCAGATACTTGTACAGTTGTCTTGAAAATCGTAAGTGTGCAATATGCAATGCACCAGGTGAAGTTCATCATGTTGACAGAATTGGTATGGGGCGAGATAGGGAACAGATTGTACATATAGGATTAAAAGCTATATGCCTTTGCAGAAAGCACCACGATGAAGCACATCGGCACGAAAAAGAGCTGTTTGATAAGTACAAAATCTACGGTATAGAGCTTGATGAATATCTTTGTACAAAGCTGAAACTTAATACAAAAAGAAAGAGGTGATACAGTGAATGGCTGGACAACCAAAGCGAGGGCTTGACTTTGCGGCTTGGGATGTTCACTTGTTCGATGATGATGAGAGATTTGATGTGCTTATTGATGCACAGGGTTGGGACGGCTTTGGAGTATTTTTTTGGATTTGTACCAAAGCTTATGCAACAAATGGTTACTATTATGAGTGGCGAGAAGAAACCAGTGCTGCCACGATAGCGAAACGAATGAGCGGTGGAATTAAATCAGATACGGTAAATCAGGTAGTTAAGCTTTGCTTACGAATTGGGCTGTTTGATAACGGGCTGTTTGATAGGGAGAGCATACTGACCAACAAAATGATGCAAGAACGATATATGTACGCTATCGAAAAACGCTCCGTGCGAGGTCGCACAATAAATAGATTATATTGGCTTTTGAAAACGGAAGAAACAAAGGCTTATATAGTTATACCTGAAAATGAGCATAATCTCTCCGAGAATGAACATAATCTCTCCGAGAACGACACAAAGAAAAGTAAAGTAAAGGAAAGTAAAGTAAATAGAAATAATTATTATGCGATGCCGTCTGCAAATGCAGCCGACACCGCCGGTGAAAATATTTTTATTACATTACCTTTGAACGATAAGAGTAATTATCCAGTTTCAAAATCTGATGTTCAGCACTACAAAATTTTGTATCCTGCTGTTGATGTAGAACAACAATTGCGTTCGATGTTGGGGTGGCTCGAAGCTAATCCGAGCAGGAGAAAAACAAGAACCGGCATTAAAGGTTTCATTACTAAATGGCTTAATAAGGTCCAAGACAGAGGAGGTGTAGGATATGGATTCAATCCAAGCGATAATGTCAAGAATAATGTCACCACAGCGAGCGGAGGAAATTATCCAACGGGCGAGAAAGTCTTCTAAAGAACTCACTCCGAGAGAAAAAGCCGAACAAGAAGCAAAAGTGTTTAACTCAACACCCGGTAAGCTCATTGGCTATGAGTGCGAGAAATGTATGAACCGAGGCTATATTTACCGTGTAAAGGCAGGCGAAACGCCTTTCGGGCAGGTTACATATGATGTGGTTGCTTGCAAATGTGATTGTATGAAAATTCGAGATGAACTTCACAGAATGCAGAACAGCGGTCTTCAAAAACTTCTTAAACGATATACTTTTGAAAGTTACAAGACAACCTCAGATTGGCAGAAATATGTGAAAGATAAAGCATATGAGTACATTGACAAATGCTCTGATTGGTTCTTCTTCGGCGGTCAGCCCGGTTGTGGAAAGACACATATATGTACGGCTATTGTCGGAGCATTACTCAAAAAAGGCAAAGCACCTAAATATATGCTTTGGCAGGATGATATTACCAAAATCAAGCAGGCATCGAGTAATTTAGAGGTGTATGAAGCTCTCATAAATTCATATAAGCAAGCGGAAATTCTTTACATTGATGATTTCTTTAAAACTCGCAGGGGCGATTTTGTCTCAACAGCTGATGTCAATGCTACATTTAAGATTATCAATTACAGATACAATGAAGGATTGCCGACTGTCATAACATCTGAATTATCACTTGAACAGATTTCGCAGATTGATGAGGCTTTAGGCAGTAGAATTTCAGAAATGGCTAATCCGAAAATTTTTATTAAAGCCGATAAAAATAAGAATTACCGTTTTACGAGAGGAAATGAAAATGATGTCTGAAGCACAGGAGCAATGTAAACTCATTAAATGGGCGGATAAATGTGTGCAAATGAAAATACATCCTGAACTTTCAATGCTGTACGCTGTTCCAAATGGTGGCAGAAGAGATAAAGCCGAAGCCGCACATCTTAAAAGGCAAGGAGTTAGGGCAGGTGTTCCGGATTTATGCCTTGCTGTGCCAAAAGGTAAATATCACGGCTTATATATTGAGCTTAAAGTCGGCAACAATAAGACTTCTGAACATCAGGATAAATGGTTGCAGAATCTTTCACGGTGCGGATACGCCGTAAAGGTATGTTATGGCAGTACATCAGCAAAGCAGACAATTGAAAAATATCTGCAATTGGGTGATTGATTATGAAATTGCAGGTTTGTCGAAAGTGTAAACACGAATATCATCCGTGTAGCATACGGAAATGCCCGTACTCTGAAAAAGGTTTGTACATCTGCGTTTACTGCTGTAAGCACTGTAGGTTTTGCAAGCCCGTAAGCACAGGCTTTGTCTGTGAATTTGAAAGGAGAGAAAGCATTGAAAGCGAGAATACCCGTTAAGCTGAAAAGAGAGACTATGGCGGAGATTAACCGCCTTGCAGATAGAGAATATCAGAAAGTCAAGGACAAGGAAATTGCGGACGCCACAAGGCGAATTTTTAAGACGATTGTATTTGCTTTGTATAAGGATTTCGGCTTTGGCCGTGATAGATGCGCAAAGGCACTAAAGTCTATGACCGAAATAATTGAACACTCTGACACTGACGAAGTGTTTTGGGAGCATATCGACCGTGTGGTTATCGACAAGCTGAAACTTGAATTTGAGAAGCGGGACTACACAGACAACGGAAAAGTTGTTAATTTTGAAGGAGACGAAGAAAATGATTGATTGTACGAAAACTACAAACTACTTCAGCGAAAAGAAAAGAATGGGTAGACAGGCGAGCGGAGTGTGCAAACTTAGATGTACAGATTGCCCTATGGGCATGAGGAATAACGGCATAGGTGTTACGTGTTCGGATTTTGAATCATCTTACCCTGAACAAGCAATCGAAGTTGTTCAGAGGTGGAGCAATGCGTATCCGCAAAAGACATTTCTTACGGAGTTCTTGAAGAACTATCCGAACGCTCAGCTTAGAATAGACGGAATACCTAAAGGTGTGTGTCCGTATGCCTTAGGACTGATAAACAGAGATGATTGTCAAAAAAAAGACCATAACTGCGGGTTGCATGTTATTGCCGAAAAAAAGGAGCGTGAAAAACAATGATTGAAAAAGAATTAAAAATCCGTGATTTTTGCGGTGACTATGCATTGGATATACCCGATTATAATGGTAGCAATTTCACTTTGTATTTCAATTCAAAGAAAAACGCCGAAAATGTAAAACGCATTATTGAGATTGACGGAAGCAAACCTAACGAAGCAACCGTGTGTGAAATGCAAGAGATTAAGCACGGAAGTTGGGAATATGACAGCGAGGGTGTCGACTGTGCAATTTATTTATGTTCTGAGTGTGGTAATTTTATTGCTCTTTATGCGGGCGTTTTTAGCGAGGGTATTGATTTGTATCCATATTGCCCTTACTGCGGAGCAAAAATGGATAAGGAGTGAAAATAATGACAAGAACTGAATTTGAAAAGTATTTAGGTAAGGATGTAACAATTACTCTGTATGATGGAGCGATATACGCAGGCATATTACACCAAACTGGCGAAAAAGCTTTTGCGGACAATCCTAATTTATCAGTGCCGTTAAATTTTTATTTTTGTATTGATGAGAATAATGAAGTAGTTAAAAATACTGTATTTAGAGTGTCGCATATCCAGAAAATCAGCTGCAATGAAAAGTTAAGAATGACAAATTTTGAAAGGATTAAATCAATGAGTATTGATGAAATGGCTCGAAGTTGTATAGACTTTTTCAGTTGCCCGTACGGAACTCCGTATGTCGGTTGTCCTATGGAAAAGCGATTCAATAACAGCTGTATTGACTGCACAAAACATTGGCTTGAAAGTGAGGTAGAAGAATGAAAGATATTAAAAACATTACCGTTAATTACGATAACAATGAAAGCAAGACGATTACAAAGGGACTTGTTATTGATTTTGGTAAACTTGATAACGATGATGAGGGCGATGTTTGCTTTAATATGTGTAACATCAAAGGTAAGGATTTGTATTTGATTGTAAACGCTGTTATTGCGTTGGCACAGAAACTTGGTATGCTTGACGAGGAGGAGCGTGATGCGGATTGACGGTTAAAGATTATTTATATTCGGTCAGGGTTTCGGATAAGCTGATCAGAACGAAAGAACACGAGCTGTCGAAACTTAGGCTGAATATTGCACAGGTATCGGTTAAGCAAAACGAACCTGTTAAGACATCGGGAGTTAATGACCCTATGCGGATTGTTGACAGGATTGCAGACCTACAGGCTGAAATCAATCGGGAGATTGACAATCTTGTACGGTTGAAAACTGAAATTCGCAGTAAAATCAACGCACTTGATGATTACCGTTACATTGCGATTTTGACCGAGTATTACATAAATTGTCATCGGTGGGAAGATATTGCAGAGTGTATGGAAATGAGCGTAAGGCATACCCTGAGGTTGCACGGCGAAGCGTTACAGGCATTCCGAAAAAAGTTCGATTTTTCGTAAAATTATTTTAAAATGTCATTGAATGTCACCCTTACCCTGCGTATAATGGTATTATGAAAGTTTGACAAACAGGACATATGTGAAACTCTCCTAAGATAAAAATTGCACAGACCGCTCTCGTTTGAGGGCGGTTTTGTGTTGTGTGTGGTTATTTTATACAAATTATTACTTTCTTAATTGTGCGGTTTACAGAAAAATGTAAAATTCGTTGAATTGTGTCAAATAATATGATAGATTAGTGGTATATAATAACTAAGGAGAGCTACATATGAGCGAAGAAAGTAAGGCAAAAACCTGTTTTGTTATAATGCCTATATCAGATCAGCCGAAATACCCTGCAGGTCATTTTGACAAAATATACGAACAGATAATTGTTCCTGCTGTCAAAGAAGCAGGATTTGAACCTATAAGAGCAGATAGCAATCAAATATGTGATTCGATAATGCAAAAAATTTTGAAAAATTTAGTTGAATGTGATATGGCAATTTGCGATTTAAGTTCAAGAAATCCGAATGTTATGTATGAATTAGGAATTCGACAAGCCTATGGTAAAAAAGTAGTTTTGATACAGGACGATGCTACTGATAAAATTTTTGATGTAGCAGGAATAAATACTGTTTTTTATAAGAGAGATAGGTTGTATGAAAATGTTATTAAGGCAAAAGATGATATTGCTAATGCGATAAAGGAAACTTATGAAAATGGTTCATTTTCGTTAATGAGTATAGCAAATTTAGAAAATGCAACTGTAGATAATTCCAAAGTTGATGAGGTCGTTTTCGATAGATTTATGATGAAATCAATATATTCAAAGTTAGATGCTATTGAAGATTCAATAAGAATGTTTTCTAATACGCCAAATGTTAGTGACGAATTAAATGTTGACCTTAATAATCGTGAATTTGCAAGCTTGCTTATGGAATGTCGATATGCATTGAGAAACAATCCCAATAATCTTGATTTACTTATTTCCTGTTATCAAAAATTGTTGAGAGTTAATAGTTTATTGATTAACAATAAGGACAATAAATTACTTACGCCTAAAGACTGTTTGATATTAAGAAATACACTGGCAGAATTGAATGACAGAATTAATGATTTAACGCTTAATACTGATTAATTGAGAGTGCATTTAGTACTCTCTTTTCTTTTGCTTATTTTTAGAATTTTCAGACAAAGAGAGGTGATACCGTGAAAGACAAATTAAATGCAAGGCAGAGAAAGTTTGCGGAATATTATGCGCAGAGCGGTAACACCGTTCAGAGTGCGATACAGGCAGGATATTCAGAAAATTACGCAAACGCAAGAGCGTATGAATTGTTGGAGAAAGTTGGAGTTTCAAAATACATCAAGGAGCTTTCCGATAAGCTCAAGGACGAGCGCATTATGAGTGCAAAGGACAGACAGGTTGCTTTGTCTGACATTGCAAGGAATGACGGGCAGGACACCTCCGACAGAATCAGGGCGATTGACACGCTCAACAAGATGACGGGCGAATACACCGTTAAGGTTGACGCAAAGGTTGAGCAGTCCGAAAAGCTATCCGATGTGTTCAGACAGTTGGGTGGTGAGGGACTGAGTGAGTAACAAATTCCCGTTGTCACAAAAGTATATCGACTTTATCAACACAACAAATGTGTCGGCTGAATTTCTTGAAGGAACTACAGCGTCCGGCAAAACTACCGTCGGAGCAGGCGTTAAGTTTATGCGAATGGTGTCGCAAAGTAAAAAGAAGATACACGCCATTGCCGCCAAGACAACTGGTAAAGCCGAAGAAACCATTATTCAGCAGGATAACGGTATTCTCGACCTGCACCGTAACGCAGTTTACTGTGGCAACGGCGACAAGGATTACAAGCTGCCGCATATCAAGTTTGAGGACAAAATTATCTATATTCTCGGTTACAGCAGTCGGGATAAGTGGGAAATGGTTCTCGGTGCGCAGTTTGGGTGCGTTTATATTGACGAAATCAACACCGCCGATATCGAGTTTATCCGAGAGATGTCAACCCGTAATGACTATATGCTTGCAACGCTGAATCCCGATGATCCGAGCCTCCCTGTGTATAAGGAGTTTGTCAACCGCTCCCGTCCTTTTAAAAAATATGAAAACGATGTTCCTCCCGAGATTACGGCGGAGCTTACCGAAGAACCTGTACCGAATTGGCGGTATTGGTTCTTTTCTTTTGCCGACAATTTAAGTCTTACACCTGAACAGATTGAAAAGAAAAAGAACTCTGCACCGAAAGGTACAAAGCTCTATAAAAATAAAATCTTAGGTTTGCGAGGCAGAGCAACAGGTCTTGTGTTCCCGAATTTTGAGAGGGCAAGACATATCAAATCAAAAGAGTGGGCAGGAAAGTTTTTGAACTGTAACCGCAAGTCGGAACACTTTGTTCAGTTCACCGCAGGTCTTGATACCGCCTATTCGCAGAAGTCGCCTGACACTATCGCAATGACATTTTACGGCATTACCAATCACGGCAAGTGTGTTCAGCTTGATGAAAGAGTTTATAACAACGCTGAAATGCAAACGCCTATTGCCCCGAGTGACACGGTGAAGAATTTTATTGATTTCCTTGACCGCAACCGTGATGAATGGGGCTTTGCACGCACGGCTTTTATTGACAGCGCCGACCAAGCGACTATTACCGAATTTCAAAAGTATAAGCGACAGCACGGCTGTGTCTATGACTTTGCAAATGCATGGAAGAAAACGAAGATTATCGACCGAATCAATCTTGTACTCGGCTGGCTTGCCACCGACTGTTATTTTGTGCTTGAACATTGTAAAAACACGATTGCCGAGTTTGAAATTTATAGCTGGCGAGAGGATAAAGACAACACACCCGAGGACGGTCACGACCATTGCATTAACAGCGGTCAATATGCGTGGCTGCCGTTTAAAAATATTATTGGAAGTGAAATAAATGGGGCTGATTAACAGAATGGCTGAATCTATCAGATCTGGAATTAAAAACTTTTTGCAGATTACTCCTGCAAGCGACAAAACAATTACCGTCACCGAAACAAGCAATCATCTGACCGAGTGCTTTATCAATCGCATTTGGTATTGGGGCAACAGCAGACAGCTTGCGGAGCTGTACAGGCAGATTGATACAAACAAAACTATGTTTTGGGCGGCAAAAAGCACAAAGGGGCTTGAAATCCGTAAAATACACACGGGCTTGCCGGCACTCATCTGCGAAACGCTTGTGAATATCGTAATTTCCGACTACAACGGCACAGATGTTACAAGTAAAAATTCAACCGCTTATGCAGAGCGTTGGGAAGATATTGAAAAGCAGAACAAATTGTCCGACACGGTTAAACAAATGCTTCGTGACCTATGTGTTGTCGGTGACGGTGCTTTTAAGGTCAGTTTTGACACGGCTGTATCAGATGTTCCGATTGTTGAATGGTATCCTGCCGAAAACATCGACTTTACATATGTGCGTGGCAGAATCCGAGAGGTTAAGTTTTACACCGATTACACGCAAAAACACCGCCGTTACCGCTTTGAAGAAACATACGGTTACGGCTATATTCACTATGCTTTGTATGATGACAACGGCAAAGAGATTGACCTGCACACGGTTGACGCTCTTTCGTGGATTGATTCAAAGGGTGTTACATTTGACGAATCATATATGTGGGCTGTACCTGTCCTTTACGGCAAATCGTGCCACAAGGGCAGAGGTGCAGGCATTATCGGCATAAAAACAGACGCTTTCGACAGCCTTGATGAAGTGTGGTCACAGTGGATGGACGCACTCAGAGCCTGCCGAACAAAGCAGTATGTGCCTGATTGCCTTGTTCCGAGAAATCCCGAAACCTGTCAGCCAATATCGCCAAATCCGTTTGACAACCGATTTATCACCGTGGGCAACGATATGTCTGAAAACGGCAACGGCAACAGGATTTACACAGAAAGTCCGCAGATTCAGCACGAAAGCTATTTGAGTTCATACATTACTGCCCTCGACCTCTGCTTACAGGGCATTATATCGCCGTCAACTCTCGGCATTGATACGAAGAAGCTTGATAATGCAGACGCTCAGCGTGAAAAGGAAAAGACAACCCTTTACACAAGGCAGAACCTTGTGAAAATTACGCAGAACGCACTTCAAAGCCTTGTTGCAGTTGTACTCAATGCAGACGGTGAACTTAACGGCAAGGGTATTGTTGAGGGCTTGGAAGTATCCGTAAACTTCGGCGAATATGCAAATCCGAGCTTTGAAAGTCAGGTTGAAACCGTGTCAAAAGCAAGACAGGGCGGTTTGATGTCAGTTGAAACCTCGGTTGATGAGCTTTACGGCGACAGCAAGTCGGAGGATTGGAAAGCCGAAGAGGTGCAGAGAATTAAGGAAGAACAGGGCATTGCAGGCGAAGAAGAAAAATCGGAGCTTGACGATGTGGACCTTACCGACACAGAAGAACCTGACAATAACGCAGATGATGAAGAAAATGCGGAAAATAATGCGAAAAAAACCGAAAGCAATCCCGAACAGAACGATACACAGGTAAACAATGAGTGATTACAATATCAGAGAAGCCTTTGAAAAAATCGAAGATGAACTGATTGACAGCATGATGCGCAATTTCAGCCGTCACAGAGCCGAAGAAACCAAAGAGGGGTACAACTGGACACAATGGCAGGCTGAACAGCTCAAAAGTCTTGAAGAGTACCGTAAGCACAACGCAAAGAAATTCGGCAAGCGTTTCAAAACCATTAACAGCAAGGTTGAAGAGATGATTCGCACCGCCAAAGCTGACGGAAATGCAAGTCAGGAGGCAGAAATTCTTGAAGCTGTCAAGGACGGTTTCAAAGCCCCGAAAAAGCCGTCAGCACACAGCACAGCCGAGTTTTTTAAGGTGAATGACCGTAAACTTGACGCACTCATAAAATCGACCACAGACGATTTAAAGAGGGCAGAAACGGCAGTTTTGCGTATGAGCAACGACAAGTACCGCAAGGCGATTTTTAACGCACAGGTTGCAATGAACACGGGTGCGGTTACATACGAAAAAGCCGTTGATATGGCTTGTAAAGATATGTTCAACGCAGGTCTTAATTGTGTGGAATACAAGAACGGTGCAAGGCATACGCTCTCGGATTATGCGGACATGGCGGTTAAAACAGCCAACAAAAGAGCCTATCTGCGTGGTGAGGGCGAAAAGCGAGCCGAATGGGGAGTATCCCTCGTTGTTGTGAACTCAAGACAGGGCGGCTGCCCCGATTGTGCAAAATATATCGGCAAGGTGTTTATTGACGATGTTTATTCAAACGGCAAAAAGTTAGACGGAAACTATCCGCTCCTCTCGACCGCAATCGAGAACGGTTTGTTTCATCCGAGATGTAAGGACAGCACAAGTACATATTATCCCGAACTTGATGATTTGGACGCACCGTTGTCTGAAGATGAAATCAAAGAGCTTGACCGTCAGCGAGGAATTGAGGAAAAACAGCAGTATGCACAGCGACAGGCAGAACGCTTTGACCGCCGTGCCGAATACAGCCTTGATGAGGACAATAAACGAATAGCCCAAACCCGAGCCGATGAGTGGCACGATAGGGCGAATACGCTTGAAGAAAAGGCGAAAAAAGCAGGGAATGTTAATAAAATCACCGATGAATCTGTTGCAAAGTCGGGTAAAAGTGGTATAATAAAAGAGAAAAGTAAAAAGCCTATTACTCCGATAACCGATAAAGCTATCAGTCGTATTCCTAAAGTTGATATTGAAGGTTATACAGAAGAGCAGTGTTTGGAAATTCAAAAACAACACAAGGAGCTTTTGAAATTTTCAAAAGAACAAAATGAAAATAAAGAAGTTGCCTTCGTGTTAAAAAATGATGTGTCCAAAATGATTACAGAGCCTATTAAAGGAACTGATGAAAAAATAGATTTTGGATCAGCACTTCAAGGCAAAGATTTATTTGTTATGCACAATCACCCGAGAAACAGCAGTTATTCTTTAAATGATATTATCGAATTTATTAAGAATGATAGTATAAAAACATTTACTATTGTGAAAAACGATGGCAACATTGAAGTATTAACAAAGTTGAAAGGATACGACAGACTATCACTTTTAACAGAGTTACAACGAATGGGAAAAAAGAGGATAAAAACAGGTTCTGATAGTGAATACAGAAAGGTTATTGATAAATTTTTAAGTAAACATCAAGAAGGAGGTTTATTTGAATGGAAGAAATAAACAAATCTGTTTTAGATGGTTCTAACGAAGAAGCTTCAAAACGTCTTGACGAAATAATTAAAGAACTTGAAAAACAAAGAAACAAAAGCTAACCGCTCCGTAAAAAGGGCGGTTTTGTTGTTTAACTTGCCGAGAATATGTTCAGAGTAAGAAAAACGGCTTGTTTACGGCATTATTTAACTTGCCTGCAACTTGCCAAAGCAAAACTTAATACATCAAATCAGCACTTTGAGAAATCAGAGTGCTTTTTTATTGCATTTAAACCCGTTGATTTCGACCGGTTTAGAAAGGTGGTGACAGAATGAAAATCAGAGTAACAACAGCATTTAATGACAGGCAGAACGGCTATGTAACCCGACCTGTGAATGAAGTTTTTGAATGCTCCGAGCAGAGAGCAAAGGAACTCATTGATGGCGGTTTTGCAGAAG